TGCAGACTTACCTTTAGATGTTCCAAAGTAATCTTTTGTATTCTCTGGAGTAGCACCCATAGCATATTTAGAGCCTATATAAAACTCACCTGTTTCTTTATGTTTAATTTGATATACATATGCCATATTAGTATTTTACAGGTTATATGTGTTTAGTGCTACAAAGCCTGTAGGTGGTGTGTATGTAAATGGTCTTTGTCCAAAATTATAAATACCTACAGTTGCAGAAGCTGCTGCATTTCCCATACAAGCAAACCAAGTATCTGTATTTAAAGTTACAGAAGTAATTGCTCCTTGTGATGTTCCGTTTTTATAAAATGTAATTGTATTATTATCTATATCTACTGCAATTCCAATAACATCTGTAGTTGTGTATGTTGCACCATAAGCAGTTCCTACATTGTTTCTCCACCAATATCCTGTGTGTGACATGTAAGAAATAGCATTTGACGCTGAAATATCTCCTGTAATAGCTACACTTGAACTTACAATACCTATTTCTGTAAAGCTAGGACAAGTTGTTGGTGATACTTCCCAATACCATTTGCCTGATGACATTCCAATAGTACTTCTATTTCCGCCAACAGCAGAAAAACTAGTCTTTAAATTACCATCTGTAATAGTATTGCTTGCCGTATTAACTGCATTTAACACAGCATAATTAGCCACAGTCGCACTTGTTAGCGTAGGCACATCTGTCATAGCATCATAGGTTGTGCCAGCAGTTACAGATATGTTATTAGTATTCCAATAGTTTCCGTTACCTGAAAAGTCTTGACCTAGACCTGTGTTAGAACCTGATGTTAAAGCTATGTTGCTAAATTTAAGGTAAAATCCGTTAGTGCCATAAGTGCCTGTGTATTTAGCTGGTTGCCATACGCCTGTGGTTGAGTTTGTAGAGCCGAATGATGATGGTGTTAATTGTTGTCCATCTACAAAATATACTTCAGTTTCATATCCATCATAATATTGAGTGCCATCCCATTGTCTACGACCAATAGCATGAACAGATGCTGTGTTAATATTACTTGATGAAAATGATGACCTTCCATCAGATGAAAATGATGTAACTTCAGAACCATTTACATAAAATCTAATTTTATTTGTACCTGTTGCAGCAGAATCTACAGCTAATACAATATGATACCAAGCAGATGGGTCACGAAATACTTGTGTAGTTTTAATAAAGGTTACACTGCTACCAAACCAAATAAATTGGCTATTATTACTTCCATCAAAACCCATACCATTATTATCTGAAACTGAATTTAATCCAAATAATCCATAAGTTCCAGAATAATATAAACTAGGTTTTACCCATGCAGAGTAAGTCCATTTATTTTGTGATGTAGGAGTAGTAAATGTTCTTGATAAATAAGCAGAAGCACTACTTCTAAATCTTAAAGAGTTAGATATGGTATATCCTGTAGATGAACCATTAGCTACTAAATTAAGCATTAAGCTACTCCTAAACTGCGACCTTGTTCGTATAAGTTAGTACCATCACTTCTAAATACAAAGAAGTCATAAGCACTTGCTGCTGTAGATAATGTAGGTGATGCACCAGCATTCCACTTGAATACTGCGTTCCATGTAAGCGTTCTTGAGCCTGTAGCATCTTGCACCACACCTAGTGCATAGAAACCACCATTAACCAAGTTTGTAGGTGCTGCCATTGTACGATTTCCACCTAAAGTAACTGTTGCAATTTGTGCTGTAGATACATTCCATGATATTGTAGCACCATCTGTTAATGCTACGTTACCTACATTTTGTTGTGCAGTAAATGTTGTAGCTACTGAAGGTGAAACATAATCTGTTCCTGCTGTGGCTGCACTTAATGCTGAAGTGCCAGAACCTTTTACAAGACCTGTTAATGTTGCCGCACCTGTGCCACCTTGTGCTACTGTGAGTGGTGTAGTAAGACCTGTAATGGATGTAATGTCAGAATTAGCACCGCTTGCTGCTGCACTTAAATTTGAACGTGCTGTAGTAGCATTGGCTGCACCTGTACCACCAGATACAATAGGTAGTGTATCACCACTAGCACCAGACTGCCAGTCTTTTAACTGTGCCATAAGTGCACGAATAGCGTTATTTATGCCAGATGGTGCACATCCTTCATCAATGTTAATTGTTGCTATGTCTGTATTTAACCCAGCACCAGCACTCGTTGATGAATATTCACTAATTTTAGTCTTTGCCATTATTTGTCCTTATTGTAACCATGTATTTGAACTTGGTGTAACTTCTGTCCATGTATTTGAACCTACTGTTACATCATTCCATGTTTCTGTTCCTGCTGAAGATGTTGTCCATTCTTCACCCCATTTATAACCTTTTGCTGTTACTACAGTTGTTGTATTTACATGAATTGTAGCAAATGCAAATTTACCACCTAATGCAGTAACAACAGTAGAACCATATATACTTGCAGAACCAAATCTTACTCTTGTTCCATTAACAGTAAGTGTAGCTGTACCAGCTATAATAGCTATATCATAAGCTGTAGAATAACCATTGGCAGTAACAGAAGTAGGTGCTAATATAGTAGCAGAGTTAAACTGTAAACCAGTAAACGCTGTACTAAATGGTGCTTGGGAAAACCCACCTAGCCCAAACATTATGCTACCCCTAAACTACGACCTTGTTCGTATAAATTTGTACCGTCTGAACGGAATACAAAGAAATCTTTTGCTGATGCTGCTGTAGAAAGTGTTGGAGCAGAGCCACCAGTCCACTTAAATACAGCGTTCCATGTCATTGTGCGTGAACCTGTTGCATCTTGAATAACATTAAGAGCATAAAAAGCACCAGATACTAAACCTGTTGGAGCAGCCATTGTTCTATTACCAGCAATTGTTACTGTAGCTACTTGTTGTATATTAGCAGCCCATGATATTGTTGCACCGTCTGTTAGAGTAGATGTACCAAAATATTGTTGAGCAGTAAAGTTTGTTGCTGTAGATGGAGCTACATAATCTGTACCAGCAGTTGCTGCCACCATTGCAGTTGTACCAGTACCTTTGACAATACCAGTAAGTGTTGATGCACCTGTACCACCATTGGTTACTGTTAATGTGCCAGATACATTTGTATTTGCTGTACCTAATGCTAATGTACCAAATGCTGGAGCAGAAGAACCTGCTGAAATTAATGGTTGTCCACTTGTGCCTGCTGCTGTATAAGCATGAGCAGTACCAGTTCCATAACCTGCACCACCTGCTGTAGGAGTTGCTGTAGAGTTAGTACCACCAGATGCTATAGGTAATGCTGTGCCTAAAGATACAGTTCCTGTAATAGTTGTTGTAGAGCCTACAGATGTACCAATATTAATTGCTGTTGTAGAACCAGTAGTACCATTAGTACCAATGTTAATTGTTTTGGTAAATGCACCTGTAAGAGCAGCAGTAGATATATTAGTTGTTGATGCTGCACCAGTACCTGTATAACCCATTGTAAGTGCTGTTGAACTACCAAATGCACCAAATGTAGCACCACCATCTATAGTTGTAGTAAATGTTGGAGCAGTAGAAAACACTAGGTTAGTAGATGTAGTACCTGTAGCACCAGATGCTGTATAACCTGTAATATTGTTAAATGCTGTAATACCAGCAGCAGAAGCATTAGTACCACCGTTTGCTACTGGAAGTATTCCAGTTACATGGGTTGTAAGACCAATTTTACCCCATGATGAAGCTGTTGTAACACCACCAGAAATAAGTGCGTTACCTGTGGCTACAGCAGCTAATTTAGATAATGTATTAGTTGTAGCACCTTGTAATAAATCACCTATTGCATAAGTAGATTGACCTGTGCCACCGCCTGTTGCTGGTAAACCTGTGCAATTTGTAAGTGTTCCAGATGCAGGAGTTCCCAATGCTGGAGTAACTAGTGTAGGGCTTGTTGCCAAAACTACTGAACCTGTACCTGTTACAGAACCAAAATCTGTAGTACCAGAATCCCACGCTGCTGCAGTATTAACTGTTGCATCTACACAAGTAATATGTGCTGTTGTTTGTGGTAATATAGTAGCTACTAATGCACCACTATTAGAGTTTACAGTTAAGTTACCTGTAGAGTTATTTACTATATGAAATGACCAACCATTTTGAATAGTACTATTTAATGGCAATGTAATTGTTTGTGTAGTTGAGCCAGTAAAATATTGGTAGTATGTGCTTGTATTAGTTAATGCTGTTGTAGTACCAGCAGTAGCTGTTGTAGTATATCCTTGTAAGTTAGCATTAGCACCTGCTGCTGTTGAAGCTCCTGTGCCACCATAACTTAAACCTATTGCAGTTCCATTCCATATACCAGATGATATAGTTCCTAAAGCAATAACATTTCCACTAGAATCTGTATAAATTGCTTTACCTGCTGGATAACCTACAAATACATCTTTTGTACCTGCACTAAATGTAACAGCAGAGCCTGCATTAGATGATGCTAATACAGTTGTTCTAGCTAAAGTTCCAGCCGCAACTGTTCCTAGACCAGTTTCCCATTCTGCACCATTAGTAATAGTGTAGTAGGTAGTATTACCATTTCCAATAGCGGTAGAGAATGTTTGAAATCCAGTAACAGCACCTGCAAGTGTCAACGTACCTGTACCTGTCGTGGTACTGGTTTCTCGTACCCTATCCTTAACGACTAGAGCCATGAGTTATCCTTATGCTAGAGATACAGAAAGTGAACCAGCAGATATTTTAAATATATCCCCTGTGTCAATCGTTTTAGCAGAATCTAAAGGTGAAAAATAAAGTAAATTGCCAGAAGTAGAGGCATCATAAATACCCATATATGTAACTGTACCCCATGAAGCTGTTGCTGTTGGGAATGTTACATCTGCACTACTAACTGATACACCACTAGAAGGAGCACCAATAGTAACAGCAGTTCTTGAATAAGAGCCACCAGATACTTCAGTACCTGTACCAGCAGCATCTAATGTTGTAGTAAATAACCCAACATAAACTGTAGTAGGTGCTGTATAAGCTGTATTTCTTAACGATACATTAATAACTTTATTTTGTAAGTAAGTTGACATTTCTGATGCCATAATATTTTCCTTTTATCGTGTTGCTAATGAAATGACCATTGGTGCAGATGGGTTTTCACTTGCACTATCTGATACTGTTAATGAATTGACACCTCTGTCATATAGTGTTGCCCATGTTTGAACTCTTGCATCATTCATAAGATATGGTTCTGCTTCACCTAAAGATGCGTATAACAATAAATCTGGGCAGTTAGCCAAGAATGTATTAGATGAATTAGATGAACTTAAATATGTAGGTGCTGCGTAATAAACCATTTTAAGTGTGTATGCAGTATCTGGAATAGGTGCAAATTGGAACTCTGAACCCATAACAGTATAATTTTTAGGTGCACCACTATCTACTGTTGATGCTTTAGTATTTCTATAAAAATTACTTGGATTTTGGTAAATAAGTGTTTGAATTGGGCTAGATTCTATATGTAAATCACGCATTTCTAGGAAATCATTAGGTAATGCTACTGTAGGGTCACCAGCAGTAGTATTTGTTGTTACTACTTTTAGCATAGGTCTAATGCGTAAGTCACGTCTTAATCTGTTTTCTGCTAATTGTATAAACAATGGGATTTGTGATGTCAAATCTGTACGAGCCAAGTAATCAGCAATCGTTGATTGCAAATCTGTGTAATTAGTAATCATTAAATTATGCCTGTCCTTGTTCTAAATGCTCTGTTATCTGGGTTATTTAACCATGCTTTGAATCGTGGCATATCTAATACAGTAAAACCACGAGTGATACCTTGTTTTTCTAATTCTTGAAATACGACTAACGGAATTGACGCAACTTTATTACCAAACGCATCATCACTCCATCTTTTGCGTTCATCATTTTGAGCATATTCAGATTTATTAGCATCTATAATAGCTGTAACATCTTGTGAATGTGCAATAACTAAATCATCACCATCATCATGGAAAGATGTTTTTGATATACCGTTATCAATTACTTTATCTGTCATGTTTGTCCTTTTCTGTTTATAACTCTTATAAAAAGCTATAAAGAGAAAGCCCTATTGCTAGGGCTATCCTCATACTGATTAAGTTAAATCAGAGATAATGCCATGTGCTGCTTCGTTCTTAACTTCTAGTGTGTATTCTACTAAAAGTTGAGTTAAATCAGCGTCACCAACTTGAGCAAGCTCATTAGTTTGGAATGGGCGTAGGTAAGCTACTGCTGCCATTTCTGTATCTAATAAGAAAGCTGTATCGTCATTGTCAGCATTAGGAATGAAACGGTCTGGAACGATTTGGATGATACCAAAGTCAGAAACGTATACATCTGCAGCGTTGATGATTTGAGCTTGTTGGTTAGCAGGTACATCTCTGTAACGAGTAGCAATACCAGAGAATGTAGAAGCAACAACCTTTTGAGCTGGTGTTACTAATAACATTGTTGGTGAACCACCGTTTGTAAACGCTGATTGTGCAACTGTGTTAAGAAGTGTAGCTGTAAAAGCACGGTCAGTACCAGTTGTTCTAGCTGTAGTACCATTAGCACCTGCTGAACCACCAGAACCGTTTGATGTGTTAGAAGCTAACCATGCTTGTAAACCACCAAGATTACGAGCTGTTGTAGCGTTACCATTAGCTGCTGTTTGGTTAGATAACAAGATTGCTTCCATGTCACGTTTAATTTCACTAGATGCTTTAGCTAATTGGTAAGCCTTTTCAGATTTACGACCAGCTTTGTTTACTGCATCAAGAGTACCAGAAATTTTGATAGTCTTTTGTGAGATTTGTGTACGGTTACCAACACGAACTGTTGGAGAAATTGTTGCATCAGAAGCTGTTGCACCTTCAACTGCTGCATTTGAAGTGTTTACAGAAGCTAATGAGTCTGTTTGCCATTCATGGTAAATAGCAGTAGCTTTTGATTTGCCTACTGAATTTAAGAATGGTGTTTCTGTTGGAGAGATGTTATAGATAACGTCAGATAAATCTTCACGTTGACCTATAGCGGTATAGGTTTGATATGTTGCCATTTGTTATTCTTCCTTATTCTAAAAATTGTTCAAATAAAGCTGCGGCATCTCTGACTTTACCAGAGTTACGCAACTGGGATTTTTGTTGGTTTAATTTTTGTGCATCACTTTGCTTATTAGCACCAGAAGTACCTGCTCTTAACATTCTAGGAGCTTCATTTACTTTTTTGGTGATAGCTGGCTTTGACTTTTGAAGTTTGTCATACATCATTGCCTTATGTAATGTCACAACATGACGAGAGTCAATCACAGATGAAAGTTCTTCGTCTGTAAATCCTAACGTCTTGCCATAAGAACGAATTTCTTTACGGAAGTTATCGCCTTTGGCTGGGTCTGAAAACTCTGGTAGGACTTGTGCTAGTTTTTGTGCTTCCTGTGCAACTCTTTCAGACATGGCACGAGCATAGTCAGATTGTTGCTCTTGAGCAATTCTGGCTTGTTCGGCTCTTATAGCTTGGAGTTGTTCTTTCTTTTCAGAAAGTTCAGCAACTTTTACTGCATAGCCTATAGGGTCGTTTTCCTTAAGAGAATTTAAGTCCTCTTGTGGCATCTGCGAAGTTAGAA